CCATTAGCCGGAGAAACAGTTGCAGCAGAAGGATCAATTGCTTTACCTTGAATACGATAAGCATTTGCTCCATATAAATTCCATACTCCGCTTTCTTTATCAAATATGTCTCCATTTTGTGTGTTAAAATAAAGTTGTCCATCAACTCCAAGTGAATTACTAGGATTGCCGGTTCCAACTAAAACTCCCGGTCCCGGAGTTCCTGTAGCTCCGGTAGCACCTGTAGCTCCTGTAGCTCCTGTTGTGCCGAAAGCACCTGTTGCACCTGTAGCACCTGTTGGTCCGATGATATTAAGAATTACAGACCACGAACCAGATGATTTGAAGTAAACATCGCCGTTGCTGGTTCGAAGGTAGTAATCTCCATTTATTCCTAAACCACCACTGGGAACACCAGAGCTGTTATACCAAACTGCTCCGTCAATTCCATTAGCACCCGCAGCCCCTGTAGCGCCGGTTGCTCCAGTTGCTCCAGTTGCCCCGGGAGCGCCATCGACACCATCAACCCCGGGAGCACCATCAGCACCAGCGGGTCCGATTAAGGACATTAACCAATCAGCTTCGCTTCCAACGAATCCGTTATTAACAGCAACTTGGTATGCACTGTCACCATCTGCTCCATCTGCTCCCGGTGGACCATCAGCACCATCTGCGCCAGCAGGACCAGCAGGACCAACAGGACCAGCAGCAAGAACCCAATGACCTGCCCCGTCTGAGCGGAGGAATAGGGATGCGTCAGAACCCGAACCAATACCCTGAGCAATTAAATCAACGAATCCACCGAAACTGCCAAGGTCTAACGGAATCAGTTTTTGTCCATCCCATTGTTGCAACGTTGCAAATTCAGGATGGTCAGTGAAATCGAAAACAAGATCGCCCGCGATTAGTGTAGGTCTGCGGCGATTGTCTTGTAGAAAGTGAATACCAATTTGCGAATTGAGATAGTCCTCAAGTTTGTTGACAAATTCACCCAACTGTGCTTTTAACTCCTCTAGCGTGTGGGCGCTAGTAATGTTCCGCGTAAGGCTAATCCGCGGTGAGTTAGGTCGTGAAGCTAGAGTTCCCATAGTTGCAACGTTGCAACTTTAATTTTAGTTTACTTTCAACGTCCAGTTGTAGAACCGCCACTGATTAAAGCTGCGGTCCACAATTTCAAGTCCAAAAGCTTTGATGCGTTCCGTTGGTGGTTCTTGCGTAAACCAAACTTGTGTGCCAGCACCATCGTCAAGTTTCACTCGCTGAATTGCAATGCACTTACGTCCATCTGCTTTCGGCGAGAAAGGAATGTTAGTGCGTTCGCGATAATAGCGAATGAAGCTAGAACCAATATGGTCGGTAATGCGGCTGATATTTACACCATCTAACGTGACCCAAATTTCACTCAGCTTTTTATCCTCAGCCGGTGCCCCCATGTCGAAATATTTGAGCACACGGCATTCGATAAGTCCAACGTAGAAGATTGAATTTATCGTAATTGCAGGTGAAAATACATCGGCATAAGTTCCATCTGCTTGACGAATCACATCGAAAGTGAGAGTCCATTCGTCCACATCTGAGATACGCCCCCACTGTTCGTTCTCTCCGTTCGCATCGGTAATGAGTGCCCAATTTCCAATGTATCCATCCCGGTCGAGATAGAATTGCACTCCATCATCGCGCGTAACTGAGTTATCTGTAAATTCGGTTATAGTGCCGAGGGAACGACCGCTGCTGACCCAATTTGAAAAGAAACCATCAGCAAACATTTCACCCATAAGGCCCGTTTCAGTGCCTCCATAGATTTTTGAAAGGTTCGTATCGCCATCTTGAAATTGCGCAGTGCAGAGTAAATCTTTCTCATCGTGAATGAACCATTGATCGGTTGGAGCATGGTGCATTATCAGCAAATCAACTTGCGAAAACGAATCTTCGCTTGGCAACCACATACAGTTCATGCGGTTGCGTGCATCATATGCACCATGAGCAAGAATTTGTCGGGACCGATCTTTACTCATTCGTCGGAGAGTTTTTGAAACCTTCTCTGATACAACGTTAATGCCGATACCATCTGTTTCAACGATACAGAAATTCTTAGCGTCCCATCCCCACAGCACAATCTTTTCCTGCCGCATCTGACTACCACTAATCGGAAAGAACTGCCGAGTTGCAGTAAACTGCGAAAAATGGCTAGTGATGGAATAGAAGTTCGAAATCTGGCGTAACGTGCTTTCGAACGCTGTGCTTCCTGCTTGTCTTAGGTCGAGTGTGAAAGTTCCGGCAGGGTATTCGGTGGAAAGTAACAAGTAGGGAACGGTTGGAACTTGTGCAATGGCTGTGCCAAGACCCCCTCCGATTTTGAAAGCATAGACCTGCGGGATTCTCGCGCCATCTGCCAGAATTTCCGTAAATCCCCAACTGAATGGGTTTCGCGGTTTTGACCTGAACAGAGTTGTTGATGGTCCTTGAATGACAATTTTTCCGGTTCCATCGTCAGCGATTGTAGAATTTGAGCCGTCTGTAAGTGTTAGTTGTGCATGTGTTGCGTCAATCCATTTGAATAGCCAAAGGCCATTGTTTCCGATTCCACCATCCTCAACTCCTTCAAGTCTAACGTAATGTCCATTGCGACCATTATACCACTTAGTTCCATCAGTGAGTGTAATGATACCAGTTGAAGCTTCCCATGAGCCATCAACGGACAAAGGAAAATTACCCCAACCCCACCAGTAGGGGTCAGAATACATAACGTAACGGAAGGTTGGAATCCCGAAATTATCCACTTCGATTTGGTCAGTTCCTTCTAGTGGATTATTGTCGTCATAAGTTACGGCCCCCGAACCTGCTGCGGCATCAACTGCCGCAACGAAATATAAGTCGCCAGCTTCCGCATTTTCGGTTGCTTCACCGGCAGTATCAAAGAAAGCGGTTCGAAAAATCCAGACTTGATCGAGGTCGGGTCGAGAAGCATCGGCTGCAACCATTGCAATGTGAACACCTTCACCCCCACCAACAATTTGGAATGTAGCGGAAGGGGAAGGCATACCGCGAGGAGCAAGAGAACCACCAAAACTTTGATCGTTTTCGACCAGCGGATACCGTTGCGTTGCTGCGTATAGATAAACATAAGCGGCATACTTTCCAGCATGTGACACCATTCCAATTCCGGTGCCGGTTGAAGTTAATGTAGGGGCTGCTGTCGGTGTTGGAAATTGCGCGTCAACCATATTCCCATTCATATCGAGAACTTTAGTTGCTTCTTCACCGTTGGCACGAATTGTTAAGCCAACGAGTGATGACGTTGCGAAACAAGGTTTCACATTACCGGGAACGTCAGTTGTTACAATTTTTGTAGCCATAGTTGCAACGTTGCAATTGTTAAAATCCTATATTCACGCCCAAAACGACTGTATCGTTTGGAACGTGCATGTGGGGAACTATAATTGTTTTTTCTTGCACAATTCGATAATGGTTAGAATTACCAAATTCTGCTTGAGTTATTCCATAAGCTTCGGTATTAATTGTTACACCAACTACGGGCGCGCGTAACGAAATAGAAGGACATGCTCCTAAAGAAACTACATCCCATGTCATTGGATTATTGGGGTCAAACGTTAAACTGTAGTTTCGATACAAAGCATAATAGAAAAAGTAAACGTCGTAAGTAGCAGGATTCGGTGGAATGCCATGACTTACATTGTAAAATACTTGTAACAACATAACTCCGGTTAAAATTACTATGCCATTTTGCCAATCATCTGCATTAGCTGGCACTCTCGCTTCCGAGTAAGTATGTCCGGTTTCTGTAAGAAAAATTGATTCCATTACTGCTCTCGGAGTGGTAGGAGTAGCAGCGTTAAACGGATAAGGCACCACCAACCCTTTCACCCATGCAGCTTGGTCGGGACCGTTCCAACCAATAAACACCAATGTCGTTTGTCCATCGGTGTAAGCGGTAGGAAAACTATTTACATCCCAATACTCCAATCGAACAAACTGACTTTCGCTTACATAGTCATCAACAGTATTTTGATGTTCTTTATAATACGGAGTATAAAATGGAAACGATTGTCGAGGAACCAAATATGGATGTGGGTTACTTCCCGGTATTGGGTCTTGCCCGGGAACAGGGTCAACAGGCGGATACGGGGGCCAATCCAAAACAGGTTCGTAAGGGTATTCCAGTGGAGGGTTGGGAGGATTATCGGGGTCAATAGGAGGAACCGGCCTTCCCGGACGATCAGGAAAATCGAAGATACAAGACTGACTTGTGTCTTTTGGTCCTTGTGAAAGTTCGTTCATTGTTGCAACGTTGCAACTTTAAGTTGGAATTGGGTCGTCGATTTTCTCAAACATATACAACACTTCTGTTGTTTCAATAAACACTCGATCACGTAGATCGCCATGAATGTTAAGAATTGCTACAGGAAATTTGTTGATAAGCAGATTTCCAGTTTTACGTTCTAAAAAGTGTTGTCCATGTGAATGCACGCCTTGAGTTTGATACCAAGATGGAAACTCCTCCGCAGGAGAATTATCATTCATTCCCTCGGGGTTGACCGGAGCACTTTTAGAATGTTGTGTATCTTTTGCCATTAAGGAATAGGAGAAAAACGAATACGAAGATCAGGTGGAGCAGAGCAGACATGAAAATAAAGTTTAACACTTGTCTCTACATAGTAACCGTAAAGACAAACACCGTTAAAAGATTGGTGGATTCCCCAAATTTTTTGATTAGGGTTGAAGTCAATAATTTTCTTTCCGAACATTCGTTGTGCGGCTGCATAGAAAAAAGGATAAACCCCTGATGCTTCTTGCAGGATAGGAGAAGCGTCGGTCATTTCGACCGACTCGTCCATACCCGCAACTGAATTTAGTTTAACGGGCTGAGACTTGAGAGTATCTTTAGCCATCTGCGGGTTTTGATCGGACCTCGTTTTCCACCGCTTCTCCCTTGAGAGCAGCCGCTGATGCCAAGTCCTGATTGTAGATCAAAACCCGCGAAATTGCGGTGAGTTTGACAGTTGGAAGTAAGCGTGAAACTGGAAATATATCATCATCAGTGAGAGTTTCCGGCACTTTGTAATAATCCAATAACAACGTTTCGTTTGCAACCAAATCGTCCACTGGAAAGATTACAAGTTGCGCTCCTGCCAACTCATAATAACGGGGTAAACTACCGTTAGCAGTTTCAATGTAACCATTACGCCGGTTAAGTGTCCGCATGTAACCGGAAGAATTGCGATGCCGAACTAATTTCATGTCCATGAAATCATCCGGCAGATCGTAGTTACCAGTTGCTTCTAACGTGGTAACTGGAACGTTAGTTTGAAGAAATTCAAAGTAACGATTCTTCTGCGCATAATCCAGCAGAAGTTCGTTAATTACCGCGTCAATAAACGGATTAAGATTGTCTGAACCTTTTACACGCGATTCAATTTTAATTTGATCGCGTAAAACGGCTAGAGTAGGATGGTTGGATGTAGGCATGTCTCAATGGAGAAGTAGGATTAATGATACCCGAAAATTAGAATCATTATTAAATCGAGAAGTAAGGCGGGCAACATGACAACAACTATAGGCCAAGGAAATCCTTCTCTTGAAAAATAGCTAGGTTCAACCGCCATAATTGCAACGTTGCAACTATCCTCGAATTAATCTATAAGTAATTCCGTTTACTGTAGCTGGCACATCCGGCCAAAATTCGTAGTGAACAATTTGTCGTTCTTCACCACCTGTTCGAGCACTAGGTGGAATACCGACAACTTTAGCTGCCGCGATAGAAAGTTCACCAATCTTTTTTCGTGGTCCAATATCGGCAACCACTGCGTCAACTGATTTCTCGTTGTAGGTTACGCGCGCCTTGCAGCCGAGCACAACACCTTTAGCTGCATTACGAATTAGTGGTGAAACCACGATGTATGGGACAGTTTCCGAATCAACATAACGTTTTGGGTCATCCGGCAAAAATTGTTCCCATTGATAAGCGGTAGCCGACACATGAAAACCCGGTGCAGGGTCATCTTCTGTTTGAATAATTGGTATCCCTTGGTGTGTTACAACACCATACCAATTTCCCGGCCCACCTGCATTACGTAGGTCATCAAGACCACTTCGGTTGTCAGGGTGATAAGCGCGATACGCACCATCCGCATCAATACGACCAGATGCCTTAAAGTGAACACGTCCGTCATCATCTTGAACAACGGGTTGATTTTCGAGAATTACAAGTTCTTTGCTCATGTTTTTCCGTTTGTTTTTGTGGTTTCTGCAATTTTATCTGCAACTTGTCCAGCCTTATCCAATCCGTAAAGTGTTCCTACAAGAAAACAAAGGCCCGAGAAATCCGGTAAGGTTTTGTTAATCCACACTAATCGAGTTACCCAAATTAGTGCAAAAATAATTAACACGGCAGTAGCAAGCCGAGAGAAAGACGGCTTATTATTCGCGTCGTGAAAACATTGTGTAATAAATTTCATTCAGAATTTAGCAGCAGTTTTTCCGGCCCAAATTGCAAGTTTACCGCTTTTCCAAGCGATGATTCCGGCGATAAATAAAGCGATGACTAATCCAATGGTTCCGAAACCCAACCATTTGAAAAGTTTTTGCTTCCAAAGTTGACTGCGAAGTTCGTTATTTTCTTTGGTTGCTGTTGCAGCTAAAGCTTCTGCATCTCGCAAATATTGTGTGCCGTCACGGTGAACATCATTTTCGGCATTCGTTACTTCGGTGTTATCTTTCGTAAGTTGTTCGTGAATGGTTTGCTCTTGTTCGATTAACGTTTTTTCTTCGGCAAGCCTTTTTTCCAAATCGCTTTCGTGATTCTTTTGTTCCACCCGAACGTCTTGAACCGCTTTAACTAACGGTTGAAGTTCTGGTGGTGCTTGTTCGGAAAGGTGTTTCAACTTTTCATCAATGTCGAACGAGTTGAGCAAAGACGCATTAGCTGCTTGTTCGGATTCTTCGTGCTTAGCTCGAACTTCGGCATGTTTTGCTTTTGCCTTTTTCGCAGTATCCTGCGATTTGACAATAGATTTCTTCAACTTAGCAGCAGACGCTTTGAGTTTCGTAGCGTCGGGAGCGTGGTAAGTAGTTCCGCAATTACAAAACAGTAAAATTACCAAAAGTTGCAACGTTGCAATTATCGCTGTTTTTGTTTTCATGTTGTTCCATTTCTAGCTTTAATTCCGTCCCGAATAGCTACCAAAACTTCCATCATTCCTTTGTCTCGTTCGGCTGCTGCTTCTTCCCGATCATCCATTTTCGAGACAATATCTTGTAAAGCTTTTCCAACAGAAGCGCAAACTTCGTTGCTTTGTTTCAACTCATCATCCACACTGGATTTAATCTCACCGATAAGTTGAAGAACCTTGTGTTGCGTTTCGATAATCAATCGCTGATTACCGGCCATGTCTGTATAAAATTGCTCTCGTCGTTGGTGCCAAGCCTCTTCTTTTTGGAGAACTTGATTCAGGTCAGGACGAAGTTTAAGTTCCTGCAACTCCAACTGCATTGCTTGCATTGGTTCCCGAGTTGCGTGTAGGTCTTTTCGATAAGCGTCACGCTCATCGGTCATTGCCTTTAATTTTTCTTCCGATAATGCAACAGTAGTTGCGTGAGTTTCAGCTAAAGTTTTTGCTAATGCTTTTTCAGCAGTTAGCTGTCGTTCTTGAGAGTCGATAGTGTCTTTTAACACTTGCATAGTTCGGCGAATATATTCGCGCGAAGCAAAATATGCAATAATTAAGCCAACGGTAGTGCCAAGGCTAACAATTATACCTAGCAACCATCCCCAAGGAACTGAATTTAAGTCAAACGCTAACATAAGAAGGGCAACGTTGGAATCGAAGATGTTACGACTTGCAACGTTGCAATTTCTTACGTGAGATTAACCGTTGTAAATGGTTATTTACCGTGACCGAAGTGGACGAGGATTGAACCGGAATCGAGTTTGAACTTCTTGACTTCGGGAATTTCCATCAACGCGGGGAATGTCACTGCGGTAGGACTTGCCTGTTCCGCTTCCGCTCCGTCAAATTGAAATTCCAGAATTTCAAAAACTGCATCTTCGATAACAGTAATTTTCGTAGCATATCGTGTAACGGGGTCGGTCATTGCCCCGTCGAATATACTAGGTGCTCCCGGTGACATGACCTTAGATCGGCACTCCGTTGCCGACTCCGGTTGCCCGCAGATACAACCGCCCCGTTGAAGCAGCGATCACACCGTAAATGTCCGTTCGAGCAGTAAGTTGAATAGGTGCAGACCAAGCTGCTGCCCGAACAACGTCACCCCCACCGTGGTCGCTGCTAACATTGTTTCCCCCACCTTGGCCGGAAAACTCGATGATAACAGGTTCCGCGACGGAAGCTTCGACTGTGCAAAGCTTCGTCTTGGTTGTTGTGACTTTGAACCCCCGCTGAGAAACGACAGCCGCGTTGTGCTGTCCCGTTACTGGTCCTTTAATATGAGTATCCATAGTTGCAACGTTGCAACGTGGAACCACTACTGCCGGAGCTTACGCCCCGACAGCAGCAATCCCACGTTTGTTTTCGTAGCCAGCGACGAACCGCGTCCGCAAACGTGAAAACCACGCATCCGGGTTGTTGCCGAACTCTTTCAGTGGTGAAATGTCCGGATAGATGTTGACGATCATCGTCAACCCGTAATTCGGCGAGTTGGGCGACCAGCCGAGGAACCAGTGGTCCGGATTCGTCAGGAACCGGAGAGGCACGACGTTGATCTGAAACGTCTTGAGCAGCGCGTTGGTCTTGTTGTCGGAGGTTCCCGGATTCATAACTGAGTTCGCAACTTCGACCGCCTGCTGCCAGAGCACCGGATTCAGCGTCGGCACGTAAATGTAAATCTGGCCGGAGTAGCTGATCGGCAAGCCGCGTGAATCGACCATGTTGTAGAGCAGAGACACGATGGCTTGGAAAACCGTTTCAACCGTAATCGGGAGATTCTGATTGATGAGGTTTGCCCAAGTTGCCCGCGTATCTTCGCGTAAGTGGTTGATCGAGAACAACGGCTGATTGTTCGGGTCGCCCGTAACCTTGAAGTCGTAAGGCTGCACCGTAAATCCGTTGTTGAACAAGTTCGCCGCTGCCATTTCCATTAGCACGACCGAGCCGTAAAGCATCGTTCGCGGACGGTTGCCGAGCAAACCGAACTCCTCTTGCTCGATTGTTTGTTTCTCGATCTGGTAGCCAAGACGGTAATTCGTCGGCGTGAAAAACGAGATTGGACCTTTGACGGGTTCCTGAAACGGAATGTTTTCGAGGTCGCGGTTAGGCAACGGCATCCCGAGTCCACCCATGTAGGACTTCTTGACGAACGCTTTGCTGGTTTCCTCCACCTTCATGTAGAAGGTATATTGCTTCGGAAACTGCTCATACATTTCGTCTTTTATTTCGGAGAAGTTACGGTCGAAGTGTTCGACGTAAGCCTCCGCAACGACAGCACCCAAACGGTAGGTCGGGTTGCACCCGAGGCCCGCCAATAGAGCGACAACCACAAGCGGAGCATAGGGGGCAGCTTCCGCTTCCGGCGTGAAAGTTGCGACCGCGATCACTGACGCGATTGCAACGAGATAGGCGATTGTTTTGAATTTCATAGTTGTTGTAGTTAGTTGCAACGTTGCAACGCTTACGCCTGAATGACCGCTGGCAAAATTTCGACGATTACCAGCCCGTTGTAGTCGGTGAGCGCCTGATTGGAATACAGAGCGACCACTTTTGCAAACAAGGTGGTAGTATCTGCCACGTTCAGCATTTGCACGCCGTTCGCGTCACGATACAAACCGTAACTTGTTCCGACCACTGCTGCGCTCAATTGCGGGGCGCCTGCCGTTTGACCGATGTGACCTGCCGCATCCGTAATATTCATTACGAACTGCGAATCTTTCAGGTCGAAGGGCCAATGATTCTGACCGTAAAGAGCCGTTGGAGGCTGATCGGTCGCTAAGTGACTCTGGTCGTGTGACCAGCCATAGCAAACCACGTCCGCAGTGACACACGGAACGAGAACGCCCGCGGCCAGCTTAACGAACGAATTTGCCGGAAAAGTCGTTGCACCATTCGGCTGCACCGACTTCTGGATGTGGAGGTTGTCCCTCCGCCGCTCCATAAACGGCATTCTGATTCCAGTATCCATAGTTGTTTTCTGCTGTTTACCTACCCTTGTTTAGTTATGTTTGCTCTGCCGCTGTGATATTTGGTTGCGCGGACAGTTCAATGTCCACTTTGTTTGGAGATACATCACCGCCGGGATTTTCGGCCATCCCGCCGATTTCGCTCTTGAGCCTTTGCTCAGTAAGCATGCCGGGGTCTTGCACATGCGCTACACTCCCGTCGGGTTTGACGGTAGTAAGCGTTTCACCTGCAATTTCCCGCTTGAGAAGATTTTTCGACACGTTGCCGAGAATCGCGTTCACCTGTTCCTGAATCTTGCGAGGCCGGAACATAAGAACGAATTTCTTGTTACCGCTGGCGTGAACGATAGTGGGTTTCTTACTTCCCTCTTTCATCCAGACCTGCCAGCCGTCAGCCGTGTATTGCGTCTGTGGAAGCACCTGACGCTGTTTCTTCATTTCCACCATTCCCTCTTCGCACCACTCAGCAACGAATTGCTTTTGGTCGAACTCAGGTGGTAGATTGAACATACCAGCATCACCGCCGGTAGCGTGAATCCCTTGCGGGGTTTCTAAAACTTCAATTGCCATATATTTTCTCGGTTAGGAGTTGCAACGTTGCAACTATCGCCGCCCTCCCGTTGTTGGTGCTTTCAAAATTGTTGGTAACTTTTTCAGTTCCATTCCTGCCGTCATTGCCTTGAATGATGAAGCAACAGCATTTTTGGTATCATCGTTCAGTTGAGTTTTGGGTGCGTTCGGGTCTGCCTGTTGCTGTGCAATCGGCTGAACGAAACCTCCCGGTGCGGTGAACATTAAACCTCCGGTTCTCATCGTTGGAGGAGTTGCGGGCAAAATACCGCCCGTAGGTTGATTTCCGCTACCACCACCACCACCACCGCCGCCACCCCCACCACCGCCATCGCCAGCGCGTCGGACAACTTCGTGATCGGCCCAAGCCATTTTGCCAAGATTGAGAACGATTGCAGCATCGGTTTCCATTCCCTTATCCACCCGCTGCCGAACCAAATCCCAAACAGCTTGCTGAACTTCGGGAATTTGAAACATTCCGAGTTGGTCTTGTTGCAACGCTGCAACAAAAGCGTCATTCGCTTGAGAAGCGAGAACTTGAGCAGCCATCGGCGCGAGAGACTTGCCGAGTTCCACATTTTGGATAGCACCGACCTTCGAAAACATATTGGCGAAAACCGGCGCAAGCCGTTCCGCTTCTTCCGGCTTGTAACCGGCGTTTTCGAGTTCTCCTCGAACTGCTGTGAGTATCGGGTCATCTTGGTTCTGTTGCTGCTGCTGAGGATTGCGTTTTTTCGCCTCCTCTTTCAAACGGTCTGCTTCGCTTTGGAATCCTCGGGCGAGCTTATCGACCCGTTGGAACTCAGTTTGCAGGTGCTGCTTGGATTGCAACGTTGCAACCGAAGCCGTCCTGATCTGCTCCAACGTGGTGCGAGTTTTATCGTCCAACTCATCCCACGGAAGGGACTCAAACAACTTAGGGTCTAAATCCGTATTGTTCGCATTCCCTCCACCGTTTGGCGCTCCCGATGTTGGGCCATTCCCCCCACCAGAACCATCCCCGGCATCTGGACTAGAGAAGAACATAGGTGCTCCTCTACCAGTTATATTGTAGTATCGCATAGTTTTGTCGCTAAGTCAATGAAAATAGTTACAATTTGTAAAAAAGTTTTACCCCGAAACTGACGGGGATAAAAGCTCTTTTATAAACTTCTCAATCTCCACTGAATATTCTAACCTTGCTTGTAGTTTAAGTAGTTCCCGTTCGTCGGCACCTACTATCCGGCTTTGCAAGTTAAGCCGAAATTGGTCAAAAAGAGTTTCCCATTCAACCGCAGTTGTATGTCCTGCGATTGCTTGGTGAAAGTGTTCAGAAACGTGAATAGTATTCTTATCACGCCCCTGTGGTTCGTTACTGATTCTAACTTTCATGTCGCTGGTTGCAATGTTGCAACTATTCTTCGTCGTAACCCGCTTCGACTTTGGCACGAAAGTTGGCGTTTCCAGCTACAACTGTGCCAGCAGCACCACCACCTGCTGTGCTGTTTGTGCCGGTTGAAGGCATAGCGGTTTGAAGTTCAGTCATTGCTGTTTGCAAATCTTCGAGTTCGGGACTCGTTTCCACTGGACCGGGGTCACGTTCAGGGTCATCGAGAGCAGTGAAAGCAGTAATTGCAGTTGTCACGTTTGCACAAGCTGCAACTAGTGCGTTGAGTTCGCGAGTTGTTATTTTCATATTGTTATTCTAAAGTTGCAACGTTGCAACTAATTAAGCCTACTGCCACCTTGTTGAACGAGTTGCCCCATACTAGCAACGAGATTAGGGTCAGCCATCGGTGGCTGCTGCGTTGGTGGACCCATCGACGACCCACCCTCATCTGGAGGAGGACCGCCCGCAGCAGCCACTTTCTGTTGCAACAGTTGTTGGTGCAACTGCAACATCAGAAATTGTTGATGGACCTGAATTTGCTGAATGAGTCGTGGTGCTTGTTGCGCCATAACCGGGTCAGACATGAACGGACCTTCCACATCCTCCAAGAATCGCGATTTCACTTTAATCGCAATTTGATGGTTCTGATCGGGATTGACTAGAACTTGTTTACCTTGGAACGTGCTAATTGTTTGCGTAGTAGCAATGTAAACTTCCCGTTCGAATCCGCCGTCGTTCACCCATTCCGCAGCGGTATCGAACCGCCATTCGGTCAGCAGTTCTTTCCACATCGGCGCACGATTCACAGTTGGGTCGCCCATGCTCGATTCCAGCATGTAACGGATGTTTTGTTGCCGAACGATAGATTCAACGTAAGTTGAACCCACATCCCACTTTAAACCAACACGAGTCCACAAATCTTCCGGTGTAAGGGCAAAACCCATCTGGCCGGTAATACGCTTGAGCAGTTCCGGTGGAAACCACGTTCCAGCATATTCCCACGCTTTCACGGCATACCCACCCATAATATCGAAATTGAACAGGTTGATAGGAGTTGTTACCGCTGACATGGATGCTTGGAAAGCATTATTTGCTTCCGTCGCACTGGTTCTACCTCCAAGCGCCTTCCCCATGAGAGCATCATCCGATTTCGAGGATGTTTTCGCTTGGTCACGAAGTGAAGTCATCATCGCAACCGTAGTGCCAGTTGCGTCAAACGGTTGTCGCCAACCGAAATCATTCGGCCCGTTGACTTCAATCTTGTTACCGGACTTGTTCAAGTCCTGATTTGCTGCCGGTGAGGAGGCCAACACCCACGCAGGAGGGTTATTAATCCAGTCTTTGTTGGCGATATACTGGTTTTTGCAAGTGACAATTTCCTTGTAGTGGTTCCACAGCAAATAACCGAGCGAAGGTGTATAAAGACCAGAATCAAGGTCCGGCATATGCGATGTGCCGTAAAGAGGGAGAGTATCGCGAGGATAGAAATTTCGCTGCAAACGAAGGAGAACCTGCTTACCAGCCAGATTGTGACCGAATGAGTTGACGATATAACGGAAATAAGGAACGGGAGTTTTACCATCCTTGCGAACTTTCCATTCGAGAGTTTGCGGGTCGAGGGGAAGCATCGGGTAAAACGACCAAAGCGCATCTACTGAATGATCTGCATTCAATAAGTTAGGTAATGAAAGTGTTGTTCCCTGAACTTTCGACTGCATTTCCACTGCGCCTTCAATCGCTTTGCGTAGCGACGCCATTTCCGGCTCTGTATAGAGCCATGAAATTTTATCCCCAACCCCGGCGATCTTATCAAGATTGGCAAACCCGAACGGATTCGTGCGCGGGTCATATATGTTTTGCAACGTTGCAAATCGGGGAGTCTCGTTGAAGAAAAATGGACACGGTTGGTAGTCCATGTCAAACGCATTCAGCCGGAAATTGAGAAAAAGCCGCCGAATGCTAATCGGTTCGAAGCTAGTTCCGATTTTCAGAATCTCCGGAACGAGAACAGGCTGCCCGGAATTATACATCCGCTGCACCATCTGAACCAGAAATTGAAATTCGCTCAACACGAACGCCACGCCGTAGGTGTAGAAATGCCGCGCAACGATTTCATGCTTGCGATAAATGTCCTCGTTGTCGAAATTCCATTGCAGCATTGCGTTCGCTGCTTTAATCTTATCGCGGAACGGGTGGTAGAAAGCGTCCTCCGACCGGGTATCAAAATACTTTGGGATGTTGTATTGAATCGGAATCCCCTCTTTGAACGAGACAAAATGGTGAATGTTGGTCAAACGTTCGATTGCATCGAAAACTACGCTATCTGCAACACGAACTTTGGTGCCAGTTCCGGCAGCATCATTTTCCGCTTTCTGTTGCATTCCCGCTTTAGATGCCTCCTCCATGCTGAGGTCCACTTTATCCATACGGATTCGATACATTTGCAGGATTGTGTCCCACATCGGTTCGAAAACTTGTCGCTCCATTACTTGAGGCCATGCGTAATTTTCGTGAATGAACCGCATGACTTCACGTTGCGTATCCTCGGGGAGATAAGGAACGAGATTATACGGAAAAGTCCCAAGCGAAGCAGTGGCGTTGGGACTTGTCAGCCAGTTATTGGCTGGTTGAGGTATAATAGGAACCATAATTAAGAGTTTACCCCCTATTTGTAGTTAAGTCAAGGACAAAAGTTGCAACGTTGCAACTATTTCCCTTCGTAATCTTCCATACATTCCGCATAAAATTCATCAAAAACTTTTTTAAGCCATTCCAACCCCTCTCTATTATGATAACGCGCCCGCTTTATACGCGCGCGAGAGCCAGTTTGTCCTGCAACTAAGAAAAAAGACAAATCGGGGTCTTTAGTAAGCGTTTCTACTGCATCTTCTACAAAATCTCGGGTAGCCATGCGCGTATCTCAAGAGAGGAGGATTGGGATTACGTAAAACCTACAGGTTGATGTTGGTTTTCGGGAAAAACGTCTCTCGCTTCGTGGAGTTGCAACGTTGCAACTAAAGGGTTGGTGGGGTTAGTTAATTCGATGGGGTTGATTCTTTTAGGTTCGCGTGCAGTCCAGATGTATGGGGCGCACACTAAGTAGCAGAGGGCGTCTAATTCGTCATCACCATGCGTCTGAATCTTATCCTTGGGTTCTCCTCTGAGGTCGCCTGCCTTGTAACGGTCCCAAAAAATCTGGTCAAACTTGTCAAGGGCTGCTGCTACACCAAATCCGTTGATTAGAAAATAGATTTGGGAACCGGGAGGTTTATTTGTGAGAGGATGCGCTCTAAATTTGTTGGAATTGGGGTCGAGTTTGTTATTGGCATTCTGTCCACGATCTTCTGGTCCCATATGTATAGACTCAGTAAGTATAAGTCCTTCTTTGGTATAGTTGAGTGTGTAATTTGTGCCCGTAACTTCGTCATCTTTCCATAAGTGGTAATCTGCTGCCGTGAGGGTAAACACTTCCGAATTAGGTTTATGGTGAACTTCTCGCCAGAATCGTTGCCCACCGCGAGTCGTATACTGCTCACGCCTATTATTTGAGAGGGAAATAATGTCCTCGCAACGTTGCCCAATAGTCGTTCCACGTTTGGAATAAAAGCGGTAGATGAACCAGATATTATTAGTTGTAAGGTATCCCCAAGCACAAGCAGCCGGATGGTCTCTCCCGGGGTCGAGTCCGCGGTAAAAACGACCGTTCGGATAGTTTGCAACAAGTTCTTGAAGAGTGTAGGGGAGGCAGTGGTGGTCCCGGTTGAGTTTATCCAACACAAGTCCGCTGGACGCGAAAAAGTCACCTTCAAGCCGGGCCTTACCTTCTTCGGTTCCTTCCCAAATTCGAATGAGGTCTGCTTTCTTTTCCTTGGGAATGATGTGCTCGGGGGCGGTTCGAACAGAGAACTTGGTATAAACGATGGAACGGAGTGGTAATTCTTCTTCACCTTTGTAAACTTTGTAAGCGAGGGCTACTTTAGCTCCTGTATTGCGCGGTTCCGCAGGTGTGTAATCCCAGCTTGCAAACCCTTCGTTAATGATGCGATTTTTGATTTCGTTAAGAATTGATTGCGTGAATCCTTCTGTAAGGATAACGCCTGTAACTGCATCGCCGGACCACTTCGTATCTTCCGATTCGTAGCTTTTGCAGATAATCTCATGGGCTGTGGTTTTTGGATTAGTGGAGGATGCGGTTGAAACACTGAACATGCGATCAGTTTCGGAGCGTTTAAGAATAGAGGACTTCGGGAGGAGGTCATCCCAACGTTTCATTATGATACGTTTATGAAATTCGTTGTCGGGTGCTCCTAACCAAATCTGCCCACCCCGCTGGATTGGAGGTTTAGGCCATGCGGGAGTGAAAAGGTGGGGGACTAACTGCATGACACGTTCAAACTTTGCAACGTTGCAACTTTCTGTTGGGTGGTGGTAGGGGTCGCCTACGAGTTCAGGGTATGATTCGTAGAATTTCTGAAGTTCGAGAATGTTTTCGAGAGGAGGTCGGGGTATAACTTCCACTGAACGATTGAGATGATCTGTATATCGTTGGAAAGCTTTCCATTGGGGGTTGTTTGGGAAAATCCACAGTATGCCATTGAATACGAATGCTGTGGTCTTACCAATCCGATTAGCAGAGAAGCAGATTGGGAAGTTATAGCCGAAAACCCAACTGTTGAGGAGGATAGCTTGTTCATAGCTGGGAATAAAGAATGCCTGTGGTTCTTGGTCCTTTACTTTTTGGAGAACATCCCGGTAGGTTTTCTTCGTTTCGTTGAAGAAATATCTTAGCGTTTCGCCCTCGGGGGTTTTATCGTTGATGTTAGCCGCGAATTGGTCGAGGAGAAAGACCTGCGTCTCAATATCGGCTGGCGGGTTTTCAACCCAATCTTCGGGTATGTCTAGAGAAGCCATCGCTTATAAAGATAATAGCGCAAAAGTTGCAACGTTGCAACTAAAAAAGTAGTGGGGGTGGAATATAATTGCAACATTG